ATTAAAATCGACGGGAAAGAGTACTACAGAACCCGCGTTGAAGACTTGATGTATGTCGAGGAAGAAGTTCACGACGATTGAGGCTGCCCAGAGGCTTATGTCCTCGATGGAGGTGGCCATCAACAATATGATTGACGAGGTTAAGAAGCCAGTCGATCCAGAAGCTGGTGGTGCTGCACGCAAGGCTGAATTGCAGTCAATCAAGCAGACGGCCACTGATTGTAAAGAACTGCTGATAGAGCGTCAGCGTCTAGAACAAATGATTAAAGACCTACAAGACAATGGAGGGATCGAAGAAGCCAAAGACTACAGCGGAGGTTTCGCTGAAAGATTCTCTAAGTAACTGGCAGGAGCTTGTTGCTAGATTTGAAGAGTCCAGAATAAAGAGGGATTACATGTTCTGGGATGATATGTGGAACGAGGGTTAGGGGGAGGACTATATATGTGTCCACTTTTCGGCGAGTATCTCCTCAAGCTTATACCTTGTAGAAAGAGTAACTGGTTACATGTGGGTTCAAGTCCCACCTCGCCGACTTTAGTATATTTGCATTATGGCCAGAGTTAAAAAGCGGGACTACAAAAAAGAGTATGCTAAGTACGGAAGTGGCGGTAAAGCCAAAAGATACAGAGCAACACTTAATCGCATTGCTAGAAGACTCGGTGTCTATGGAAATGGAGACGGTCTAGACAATGCTCATGTAGGCACCTCTGATAGAACAACACCTCAGCCAGAATCTCAAAACAGAGCAAATAACAGACCCAGAAGACGTAGAAGCAGATGAGACTTAGAAAAACACCAGGAGAAAGGGGTGCTGCCAGAAGAGCTCGTCGGGCTGAAAGAAGACGTGGTAGGGTTACTGAGAAACAAGGTACACAACAGGAGGCCGAAGAGTTCGAAAAAGATTTTGGGTATCCCGTTGCAGGAGCTTTTAGGCCAAGGGAGAGAGATATTACAATATTCCCTGGGGCTGACGATTCCGTTCGTGAGCATGAATTTGTACACTCAGAGCAGTATGGACCACTTCGGGCTCTTTTGGATGCCCCCAGAGTTCAAGACCCTGCTACCCGCCGAGCTGCGAGAGTGATAACCAGAAGAATGCCTCAAGAGGTCTACGATAAGCTAATTCTTCCTCCTTCAGATGTCGATCCATCAGCTACATTTTATGCTGATCGAAAGGGTGAGTTTAGCCCTCTTAAGTTCATGATAGATAGCCCTATTGAGTTTGAGGCTATAGTCAGAGCTGGAGCAAACTCTCCATATGTCAAAGACATTGACTTCAATCAAGACTTTGACACCATTGTGGCTGATCTGTTCGCTCTACCTGAAAATCAAACAGACACAAATGTTAGGCTTCTTAGGTCCTCTATGGCAGAGGCAAAATTAGATGATCGACAAAAAGATTTGTTTTTAAGATCAATTCGATCTAACTTGCGCCCATGAAGTATATCGCCATTTTAATTTCAATTTCATTTTTGTTCGCTAGCTGTGCCCCTCATTCAACCATCAGCAAGCACAAGAGATATCACAACTGGAAACAAGAAGGTCCAGAATTCCCTTCTATTGGGAACCTCGGTTACAACGATAGTTGCGAGGATCTAAACAACTGCTGATATTCAGCCTGCGCTCGTAGCTCAGTTGGATAGAGCATCTGCCTTCTAAGCAGACGGTCACAGGTTCGAATCCTGTCGGGCGTACAATTCAATTTATGAGCAACTTAATAGACATAGAGGAGTATGAACACCCAGCGATTGCCATTTGTCCCAAGGGTACGAAAGGTGAGACTGTCGAGCTTGGTGGGTTGGTCATTGTTCTTCCCTCTAAGCCCCCCAAGAAGCAGATTTCAGGACATGACCTCCCAAAGCGTATGCAAATGTGGGAGAAGAAGCCTATGCCTGCAGAGCTGTCTAGGATTAAGTCTATGGATGAGTGGCTCGAAATGCCAAGGGAATTTAGACAGAAGTTTCATCCGTATATCGAAGAGGAGTTTAGGCGTAGGCGTGAGGGTTTTTGGTTTTATAACAACGGTACACCTACATATATTACGGGGCGTCACTACATGATGCTTCAGTGGACGAAGTTTGATGTAGGGAATCCTTCGTATCTTGCGTTTCAGCGGGACATTTTTTTACACATGGCTGCGTGTGAGGCCGACCCCCGCTGTATAGGCCAACTTTACACCAAGTGCCGTCGTTCAGGATACACCAATATCTGTGCATCAGTATTGGTAGATGAGGCCACACAGGTCAAAGACAAGCTCTTAGGCATCCAATCTAAGACGGGTAAAGACGCGCAGGAAAATATCTTCATGAAGAAGGTTGTGCAGATGTTTAGGCATTACCCCTTCTTCTTTAAACCCATTCAAGATGGTACCACAAACCCACGCATGGAGCTGGCTTTTCGCGAGCCGAGTAAGAGAATCACGAAGAACAATAAGACTTCGCAGAAGGGCGAGGCTCTTAATACGGTAATCAACTGGAAGAACACCACGAACAACGCTTACGATGGTGAAAAACTTCATATATTGTACCTCGATGAGGCTGGAAAATGGGAAAAACCTACAGACATAAGAGACGCCTGGAGGATTCAGAGGACCTGTTTGATCGTAGGTCGAAAAATCGTAGGAAAGGCTCTGGTGGGAAGCACCGTAAACCCCATGGACAAAGGGGGGAAAGAATACAAGGATTTATGGAGGGATTCGAATCCAAACGAAAGAAACGCAAATGGGAGGACCAGGACTGGACTATATAGACTGTTCATCCCAGCCTACGAATCTCTAGAGGGTTTTTTTGATCCATACGGGAACCCTGTAGTAGAAGACCCAGAAAAGCCAGTCGATGGTTTGGACGGAGAGTATATCTATCAGGGGGCTAAAACTTATCTCAAGAACGAGCGCCAGGCCCTTATTGAGGATGCCTCTGAGCTTAACGAGGTAATCAGGCAATTCCCATTTACAACGGATGAAGCGTTTAGAGACAGTATTGAAAGCACTCTGTTTAACATATCTAAGATATACGAGCAGATTCAGTACAATGATGATCTATACCCAAACCCAGTAGTTGTAGGTAACTTTGTTTGGAAGAACGGGGAGAAGGATACAGAGGTTGTATTTAAGCCAGATCCGAATGGTAGGTTTCATGTCGCTTGGATGCCTCCAGATGAGCTGAGAAACAAAAAGAAAGAGGAGAGAGGTAAGCGTGTTGCGCCTAACTCACATATCGGTGTCGGAGGTGTTGACTCGTATGATCTGGATGCAACCGTAGACGGTCGAGGGTCTAAAGGTGCCCTGCACCTCTACAATAGATTCAACATGGAGCACCCTTCGAATATGTTTGTCGTTGAGTACGCCTCAAGGCCACCTCTCGCAAAGATATTCTACGAAGATGTGCTTATGTGTGCTTTCTTTTATGGTTATCCAATACTAATTGAGAACAACAAGTACGGCATTGCAAGATACTTTGAATCAAGAGGTTATGATGGATATATACTTGACAGACCAAGTCTCCTTGTTGCTGGTAATAGTCAAATAAAAACAAAAACAAAAGGTATCCCATCTAACTCTCAGGATGTGATTCAGGCCCATGCGCACGCTATTGAGGCATACATTCACGACCACGTTGGCGTGAACCACGATACTGGCGAGTATGGGAACATGTATTTGAACAGAACCCTTGAGGATTGGATCGGATTTAAGATTGACAACAGAACAAAGTTTGACCTTACAATCAGTTCTGGTTTGTGCCTTTTGGCTGCCCAAAAAGAAAAGCCTAAGCCCAAAAGCAACTTCTCTGAGCGTAAATTCTTTAGGCGATATAAAGTAATCGGGTAATTCCTATATTTGCAGATATAAAAGGAATTCCCAAATGCAAGACAACAAAGGTACCAAGAACGGGTTTCCCGATCCGCTTGCTACCCCTGAAGATAAGTCAAAGAAGGCTTATGGCATCCAATATGCCAAAGCTATTGACTCTCAATGGGGGCGAATGACGGATACAAGCAGCTTGGTTGGTAAGAGGAACAGGATTTTTGAGAGGAGTAGAGACTATGCCACAGGCAACCAGGATACAAACATCTACAAGCAGCTACTGAATAGCCTTGACCCAAACAATGGGGATGGCAGCTTGATGAACCTTGATTTTACTCCTGTACCCATTCTCCCAAAGTTTGTCAGGATTGTAGTCAACAAAATCCTTTCTCGCAGACTCTACCCAAACCTTGAGGCCGTAGACCCTCTCTCTACTTCTGAAAAGAACAATGAGAAGAGAATGCTAGAGGTTCAGGTTGAAAACAAGGAGTTGGCGATGAAGATCAAAGAAGAGACTGGAATTGTTTTGGGAGCAGATCCAGAGACTCTTCCAGACACGAAGGAGGAGGTTGAGATCTTGTATGGATTGAATATAAAGACCGCAGGTGAAGTTGCCGCTCAGCTGGCCACAGAGCTAACGCTGAAGTGGAACAACTTTGAAGACGCCATCTTTAGGCGTTGCGTTAATGATCTTGTGACGCTTGGGATGGCTGTGGTCAAAAGATCAAATGACCCCAATGAAGGTATTAAGACTAGCTATGTGGACCCCGTTATGTTCATCCATAGCTACACAGAAGACCCAGGCTTTGAGGAGCTTAACTACGCTGGGCATATTAAAAAAGTGAGCATTGCAGAGCTGCGCCGACTTGCTGGTGACGAGCTATCTGAAGAAGACCTTGAGAAGATTGCATCAAAGGTTAAGGGTAGAGATGGTAATGATTCCAGCAAGTATTCAAAAAAGCGTTTTGACCAAACGCTAAACAGAATGACTTACGGGTATGATGAGTACACCGTAAACGTTCTTGACTTTGAGTTTTTGTCCGTGGATACTATGTACTTTGAAGAAAAGGAGAATCGTCACGGGAACACAAACTTCTTCTACAAGGGTCATAAGTACAAGCCCAAGAATGGTTCTGTTTACGACAGGACTCCTCACTCTATGGACGTAAAGGTTGTCTATGGTGGAAGCTATGTGCTTGAGTCTGGCAATCTATTTGATTACGGTAAGAAAAAGAACATTCCCAAGAATGTCCATGACCTTTCCAAGGCCACACTTTCTTACTCGGTAGTTGCCACAAATCTTAGGGATATGATTCCTAAGTCTATGGTTGATAGCTGCACTGGATTTGCGGACATGCTTCAGCTTACGCACCTGAAGATCCAGCAAGCTTTGGCCAAGGCTAAGCCTGATGGCTTGATCATTGACATTGAGGGATTGGAGAATGTACAGCTCGGCAAGGGCGGTGAGCTTCAGCCTCTTGATCTGCACGATATCTACGAACAGACTGGTGTTTTCTACTACAGAAGTAAAAACCCAGAGGGCGGATTCCAAAACCCACCCGTTCGAGAGATTGGAAATAGCATCAGAAACATCAATGAATTGATCGGGTTGTACAATCACTACCTGAGAATGATTCGCGATGCAACTGGTATCAATGAGGTTGTTGATGCTTCTACTCCAAAGGGTGATGCTCTTGTAGGGGTTCGGGAGCAGGCGATTGCGGCCAGCAACAATGCTACGTATGACATCACCAATGCTTCTATGATTTTGTTCAAGAAGACCTGTGATGACATCGTCAAGTGCCTGCAGATTATGCCTGCCGAGAGTGTGATTCACAAGGCTTATCAAAATGCCATCGGTAAAGAGAATATGGATGCTCTTAGCGGATTCATTGATCTACCTATGTTCAACTTCGGTGTTCTTGTTCAAAGAGACATGGAGGATAAGGACAAGGCACTTTTGGAGCAGAACATTCAGGTCGCCCTCCAGCAGAATCAAATCGACCTTGAGGATGCTATGGCGGTTAGAAACTTGAAGGACGTGAATCAGGCTGAGAGACTCCTCATGGTTAGGAGAAAGAAGAGAATGCAAGCTAACTCTCAATCTGCAAAGCAGAACGCCGAGATTCAAAAGCAACAAGCTATGCAGGCTGCTCAGATGGCGTCTCAGATGAAACTTCAAGAGAAGCAAGCTGAAGCTCAGCTGGAGATGGAGAAGATGAAGATGAAAGCTGAGATTGATTCACAGCTTGAAATGATGCGTCATGAGTTCAAGAAAGAGATTGAGATGATTAAGGCTAAGGCAACTCTTGGATTCAAGGAAGACGATCAGGCCTTTAAGGAAAAGCTTGAGGTTCTCAAGGAGGATAGAAAGGATGAAAGAATCGGAAAACAAACTGCCGATCAAAGCAAATTGATCTCTCAGCGCCAGGGTAAGATAGATAGAGTCCCTGAGCCTAATGATGATCTAATCGAACAAATTCTTAACGAACAATAATGGCTTCATCAGTAAACTTTGATACTACCGAGGTACTGAACATAACATGCCGAGAAGGTGATACTTTCTCTATGACTGTTACACTCAAGGACTCAACTGGTACTGGCTTGACTTTCGTTACTGACAATTATGTCTTTTACATGCAGGTAAAGTCCGTAATTCAGTCTGGCAATATAAGAGCTGC